CCTGCCGCTGGAACACGGATGTGTGTGCGCTGGTGACGAACACCGACAACAACCTCATCAACGGTCCCGTCAGAGTTAGTGCATCTGAAAAACCAAGTACCTTCTTTATCAGGGACGAAGTTAGAGACAGTTGGGAATGTGTTTACGTTTGGCCAGGATGCTGTGTTTGTATTGAACCAGGCAGCGTCAAACGTTGTTCCCTTTGGAACATCTAAAACTTCCCAAGTGCAGTTTGCAGCAGTAATCAGATTCTCTGCAGTAGGTGTAGTTGACGTGTGAGCCGTAATAACAATGTTTGTAGATCCATCAAATGCAAGACCCACATTACTGCCGCTCACAGCATCTGCGCCACCTGCCGAAATTGCAATCTCTGTAGCCATGTTTACCCCTAAATAAACGTAATCGTGCCTGTGGCGGCAACTTCATCGTGAGCTATTGGTATGTCACCTTGAATTATCTTTATGTTAGTGACGCCATTTACGCCCATAGCTCTATCAATTATCTCTGCCATAATCACTGCAGATCCAACATCTAAAGTGTTTATGTATGATGTCGCAAACTGCGACACAAGGAAAGAAGCTGTTTCAGAGTTTGTTAACTCTGTATCAACAGTCAACTCTATAGTAAGATTTATCTCTCTGGTCTTTGCAGCCAGAACACGAACTTTAACTCCTGCAGATCTCACACCAGGAAATAAATCAAACTGCTCAAGACTACCATCGATAGTGGTTTGTGCAGATTTTACCAACCCAGTAAAAACTTCATACACAGCTAATAAAGCAGACCCCTCATCTGGCACTTTATCCTCTAGAAACTCTATCTGACCCAATGCTCTATTTATAATGTAATCAGTGTTTTCAACAAGTAGTGTGGAAACTCCCAAAACAGGATAAGTATCCCCACCAGCTTGCCCAGCGGATGTGTACAAATATATTGCATCTTCGCTCAATGGAAATTTATCTAAGAAATAATACTTTCTAGCTTTTTCGGTGCTTTTGCTTATGATTTCTGCCTGATGCACAGATACGTCTTTTGCAAAGGTATGATTTTCAGGCGTTATTGGTAATAAATCATTTATTGAATTTTGAGCCTCATCAGACCCAATCGCTGAATAAGTCGTAGCGTATATTTTCCCAGAAGTTCCTGTTAAATCTATTATTATATACTTTCTAGAAGATTTAGTAGCACTGTCAAAACCTGTAGAGCTTTTTAATTTTAGCTGTGAAGACTGTTCTTTGAGATCTTCTGACAGCGTGTCTGATGCAAAATTTGACGTGTTTGCTATGAAATCTGAAGAGCCATCCGTTATGTAGGCATTAACTACATCATTGTCGAAGTCTTCAAATATTTTTACTCGTTGCACAGATTGTGATGTCGCTGCGTTAGTAACATCTAAAAGTGCAGACTTAAGTGCTCTTACGGTTCCTGCAGACAGTGCAGCAATTTTATCTGATATTCTTTTTCTAAGGTCTTGATCAGACTCAACGTTTCGACCACCGCTTATGGTCGCTAAGTTTACAACTGTTGCACCGTTAAACGGTGTGCCTCCAGATATTTCATTCAAAGCCCTTTCGGAAAGATTACTTTGTTGACCTAAAGTTGTTGTTACAATAGGTACGGAAGAACTAGCAAAATTACCGTTTAATAACGTTCCAGTTGTAGTTGTAACAGCCTCGACAACCCCAATAGACCCTGTAGGTTTAGATCTCATTGTAATGCCAGAAGGGATAATTCTATCCGCTTCCCCTGTAACAAGACATACCAAATTAGATCTATTGTCGATTTCATCAACGGCTACAGAAGCTGCTTCATGATCATTAATAACAGGGGTAGATAGGGTCAGGCTATTAGACCCTGTACTGACAGAGCTTACTGTTACGTCTTCTACGAACGCAGTTCCCTCTCCAAGTCTTACTGTAAAGTTTGAAGTGGGAAAAACCCCTACGTCTTGTACAAAAACCTCTAAGTCTCCAGAAGATGCTTCTTTAACCAGGAAAGACCTTCTAAGTTCCGTATCCATAAACAGAACGTCCCCTGAGGATGGGCCTGCTGATTTTCTCGACACGTCGAATTGAGCCGCTCTATCATCCAGAACAGACCCTGACGCACCCTCTAAAAAGAAAGACTTTAAAATAATCTCCATCTGAGAGTATTGATCAGAGTCTTCCAAGGCCATAGCCTCCAGAATGGTTCTAATCACACTTCCGACATTAAAGTCTGTCAGGTTTGTGTTGTAGTGAACATAGTTGATTGCATCGTTTAAGATTTCCTCAACAGTTCTGGACTTAAACAGTGGCATGTCTTAACCCTTCGTAGTAAACGTCACTGGCACATACGGAATAGATGCTATGATATTTGCGTTAAAAGATACATTAGTTTGATCTTCTTTTATCTGTATTTTTACCTTACTCAAATCTTCAATTCTACCGTCACTTAGCATAGTATCATTTAAAGATAAGTATAAATTAAAATTAAGATTTCGTGTTCCTTTTGCACCAATGATTGGTACAAAGCCAAACCCTTGATGTAAAGGCAATTCTCCTCTTGTAGTGTTTAATTTTATTTCTATAGCTTGTTCAATATTCTTCCTACCCTGCACAACGTCCAAATCACCTGTAGGACTGATTGCAAAGCTGAAAGTAGGTTGTCCCGTACCAGAGGATATTTTATTTAGTTTTATATCTCTTCCTAGAGTTTCTTCATATACATTTGTATTCTTATTCATTGAGTATGGAAGCAAAGTGTATATGTTTTGCGGTATGGGTTTTGGTTCTGCAGGCATATAAATAAAACTACCTGGACCTCTGACACCCGACATGGATTGTTTTTTAGTCGGATGGGAGGATATATACGGATATTGAAGGCCGTTATAGTCGATTACTGCGTCTGCAAAATCTCTAGAAACGCCTTTACTAGCCAAGAAGGCGTAGAAGTCTAAATTAAAATCGTTCGGTATCTGTTCAGTTTCCCAGCTAACGTCATCAGGTAATATGTTACCTGATCCATATAACGAATTTGCAGTAGGACTAGTTGACGAAGATTTTTTCTTATAGGCAGAGTTAAAAGCTCCTTGCTCAACAGCCTCTGAATTTAAAATTTTTAAAGCCTCAAGACTATTTCTCAATGTTTTTTTCTGAAAGTCCTCGAAGTCAAAAACTTTTTCTTCCCAAAATTCGCCATAGCTTAATCTGTCTGCAGGAGTGTCAAATAACTCGCGAAGGCCTTTAAATTGATCTTCAACTTTTTTGGACGTCCTTAAAAACGATTGTGCAGTGCTTGCCGCTGCACTAACTAAAAGTGCTGGAGTGTTAGTTAAAGCAACTGCACCACTTACGTAGCCGGTTATTTGATTCACTACGTTATCGTAAGTCTCATGCGCTTCGTTAACAAGGTTCATCCAATCTGCAAGATTTCCAACTGGGGTTTCAGATAGTAAACCTCCGAGAAGTCCTCCAGTTAGTATAGATTGTGCCTTACGCATACTATCTAAGTAAAAATGTAGTCCACTAAACCCTCCGTCAACCTTAGATACGATTGATGAAAAGAAAACTTTTTGAGTAAGTGTTCCACTTATTTCGTACCTATATGTAAACGGTGAAGAGGCGTCACGATTCAACAGGAACGTAGTAGGTTCAAAGAACCAAGCCTCTTGCTCTTTCCCGTTGTACCATATCATGTAGAACTTGTGCGTTTGGCGTGGATTCTTTTTCAGATCGCTGTAGTTTCTAAATACATTTCTAAGTTGTATGAAGTTTAGAAACCCGGTTGGTTCTCCAGTTTCGTGATTAATCACACCACTTGGGTCATTTGTTCTAATCTTTCCTATTGATGGTCGATACCCTGTAGTACCAGATATGGAAAGAGTTCTAAGAACAACCCCTTGAGACTCTACGTATATCCCAGAGCCTTGTGTGGGGACAATCTGGGTAGCAAACGGCTCACTTACGCTGATAGCCCTGGGGTGTAAGTTAAAGAAGTAGCTACTTACGTTTGCTACCTGGTCACCCCCCGTGAGTGAATTTGTTAAGTCAAATCCTAACAAACTCTCTGTGTTTGCTACGTTCCAACCTGTCCCCAGCCCTGTTTTATATTGGAAAATGCTAAATCCGTATAAATTATCATTTATAGCGAACCCTGGAGACTGACCGCCCCCAATGTTAGTGACTGCTATGGATTGATGGTCATCAAATATTCGGGTAGCAGACCTGTTCTCATACAGGTATGACTCTTCGATTCCTAAAGGATTGAATAGGCTACCTGCACTAAAAGGCTCAGGAAATTTGAAATCAAATTGATCGGCATTAAAATCTTGAATACCCTCAATTACCCCGCCTATATTTGGATCCCAAGCTGCCATCGCCTACCCCTAATTACCTGTCAAATCTTCAATTTTTTTGTTAACACAATCAATATAATTAGAGTAAAAATCTCCAACGCCACCACCAATAGCGTCTGGATCAGAGGCTATGTCAGAAGCATCTAAGTCTAATTCCGAAAATTTAGGCGCTGAAACACTGCCGGAACCTAAATCAAGAATTAAATCTATTATCTCTTCCACAGTACTTACCAAACTTCCGGTATCCCCTATGCCAAAATCA